CACCGATGACACGACGGAATTCGTCTGGGCGGAGAGTGCGAGGGAGAACGCCAGCCCCGGAATTGCCAAGTCGCTAGAGAAGACGAGCGCCGCAATCGCAATCGTCAACAACGCAGGTACTGAGCTCGCAACCGCCATCTGGCAATCCTTCGACTCGGACGGCTTTACGCTCAATTGGCCGCTCAACAATTCGCTCGAATCCCTCATCGCTTACGTGGCGCTCAACGGGTCGGTCAGCGGCGGAGCGGATCTCGGCGTCATCCGGAACTACGCCCAGGTCTACGTCGGAGCGACGACGACTGTTGAAAAGCTCCTGATGCTGACGAACAAGTCGGCATTCATCTACACGCCGTCAACCAGTTCGACCGGCATCTGGACGCCTACCTCGGAAGCCTACACGGGAGACGAGCACCTGCGCTTCTCTATCGTGAACACGCAGGGGATCGCCGCGTGGAGCCAGGGGGTCGATAACATCCGGCAGTGGGACGGCGCTAGCTTCTCGGCGCTCGTCACCTCCGGACAGGATCACGCCGCCAAGGCCCTGATAGCGTTTGCCGACCGGATCGTATCCATCCGGCCTTTCTTCGGCGGCATCGACCACCAGACGCAAATCCGCTGGCCCGTCTCCGGGAACGTGAACAACTGGAACGGCGTCGGCAGCGGAGCGCTCGAGATCATCGAGACGAGCCAGGACCCGCTCGTGACGGGGTTCGTGCTCGCCGACCGGGCCTTTCTCGCCAAGCGGCGGGAAGTGATCGAGCTCATCTGGACGGGCACCGACTCGCCGGTCTTCGGGACGCAACCGAGAATTCGCGGCATGGGCGTTCTCGCTCCGCATTCGGTAGCGCTCGCAGAACAGGTCGCCTTCTGGCTCGGCCCCGACGATATCTACATGTTCGACGGCTCGACGATGACGGCGGTCGGAGATCGCGTCTACAACACGATTGTCGAGCTCATCGACTACAACCAGCTCGACGACATCCAGGGAGCGGTCTACACGCCGGATTCGCTCTACATGCTAGTCGTTCCGCCGTTCCTCTTCATCTACGACTACCGCCGCGACATTTGGTATCAGGACGATGTCACCAATTTCGAGGCTATCGGGATCTTCCAGGTAGGGACGAATTTTACCGCCGACATCGACAACTCTCAGTTCCCGGTGATCGGCGACTCGGCGGTGCAGACGGTACGCTTGGACAAGCAGACGACGAGCTACTTGGGCGGTCCCATCGATAGCTGGTTCTCGACCCGCGACTACACGGCAGAGGAGCTAGGGAAGCCGGGCTTCTCGATAGCGGGCCGGGCGCAGGTGACGCTCTGGGATCTGAATAGCCTCCGGGAGATCCGCTTCCAGGCCCCGGCGGGGAATCTCGTGGAAGTTGGCGTATCGACCGACCGGGGAGCGTCCTGGGACGTAAAGAACGTGACGGTCAACGCGCAGGGCGTCGGGGTTGCTTGGTTCCAGACGCCCTTTTCGATGCTCCGCTTCCGCTTCCGGGACTACGGGACGGACAGCTACGAGATCAGGGGAACGTGGGGGATCGATGTCGAGACGGCGGGGGCGCAATACCCCTGATGAAGTTCAAGACTGAAAAGATCCAGGGCGGCCTCAGGTTCGAGAGCGACGAGGGCTTCTGCGAGATCCGCTTCCTGAACGACCAATGCGCCGTCTTCGGTTGCCGAACGAACATTCCGCCAAAGCCCTTCGGGGAGCTTGTCTGGGCGCTTCTCCACGAGATCATGCCGGAATTGGGATTGAAGGTGCTGGCGTCGGAGGTTCCGGTCGGGAGCCTCGACGAGATGGTTCTCATCGAATGCGGCTTTCGCCGGGACGGCATCCGGCGGCGGATGGGGCCTGCCTTGACCGACCTATCCCTATTCAGCGTGACGGACGATGAGGTAAGGTATCGAGTAGCGGAGGAACCCCGTGAGCAACTTCTTCGACCCGAGTAACCAGAAAGAAACGACGACCACGACTCCTTCGCCCGCCGACCAGGCGGCTGCGAAGTTCAGGGCCGATCTCTTGGGCCAGCTCTTGAACGCCTCGGCCCGTCCCAAGCCGACGTTCGCGCAGTACGCGGGCGGGCAGGGATACCCGCAGATGCCGGGTGGGCTAGGCGGTGGGATAGCGGACGTGCTCTCGGCGATGGCGCAGCCGGGGGCTTTCACCTCGACGCAGACCGGCACGCTTCAGCCTTCTGCCCCATCGATGTTCTCCGACTTGTTGCAAGGGGGGCTCACCGGGGCGCTTCTCCTGAACGCTCTTTCCGGCACCGGATTGGCCTCGAAGATCGGGAACATTCTGAGCGGTGTGGGTGGCGGACTCGGGATCGGCGGAGTGAACCCGGCGCTCGGCGACGTGACGCCGGATGCTCAGGCGGCAGCCGACGCCATTGCGGCAGGCGCAGGCGGCGCGGGTGCTGGAGCGGCCTTCCCCGGAGTCTCGGGGTCGGATTTCTCGGCCAGCCCGGATTCGCTCTCGTTCGATGCAACGAACATCGATCCCGAAGTGCTGAACTGGCTGATGACGCTCTAGATGGCGGATCAAGCCCCCACCGCTAGCCCGCTCTTTAGCGCCCTAGCCGCCAAGTACGGGATCGGCACGGCGCTCCAGATTCTCTCGCTCCTGAATCCGCAGGGCTCGACGCTCTCAAAGGGCCTAGGCGCTACGCAGGCCGCTGGCGGCTTGGCGAGTGGCGCAGGGAGCCTGACTGGCAACGCGGGCCTCCAGGGACTCGGAAAGGGCCTAGGCGGGGCAGCGGCGCTCGGAGGGCTAGGCTACGAGATCAGCCAGATTGCCGGTAACCAGAACCTCTCCGACAAGCAGAAGGCCGGAGCGTCGGGCGGAGTCGCTGCGGACGCCCTCGTGAGCTACCTCGTCCCTTACGGCTGGCTCTACGCGCCGACGAAGGCAATCGGCGGGGCGATGGAGAAAAGCGGCTCTCCGCAGATCCGTACCGGGGGAGCCCAGATCCTCTCGCCCTTGCGCCCGATCATGGGCCTGGGAGACGTGCTTTCGGGTCGGAGCTCGCCGCGAGCAGCAGCGACCAACATGTGGGAGTCGTGGATGCGGCCTCTCGGGCTCGGCCACAAGCCGACGACCGGGACGATGTTCCGGGGGGAGCTAGGGCGCGTCTTGCCTCAAGTCGGCATAAAGGGGGCGGATCTCAACCGCTACAATATCGACCCAGCTGCCTACAACGCGCTATCGCCGGCAGCACGGGAAGCCGGGATGAAGCTCGGAACGCTCCTTTCCGGCTACACGGGTGACGCCAAGAAGAACCCGAATGCTTATTCGATACAGGCAAGCAACATCCTGCTCAACAAGTACGGGAACGATCTCCCGACGATTCTCAATCAGGTGCTCCCGATGCTACAACCCCAGAAGAAGGCAGCTTAGACATGGCAACCGGAAACTGGTGGGACATTCTGAGCGGCGCTACGAGCGTCAATAATCCGCAGCAAGGCGGCATGGATATCTTCAACCCCGGCTCGTCTACGTCTTTTCTCATGCCCTACGGGGCCTCTTCGCCGGCTGGCGCTACCGCCATGCAGGGTTTTACTCCGATGTCGTCGGGGATGAGCTTCAATAGCTTGCCGAACGCGACGGGGGGGAGCGGAGCCATGACCTCTTTCGGGACTCCTTGGATGAACAACTGGAGCCAGAACGTGAACCAGGGCCTAGGCGGCCTAGGCGCTCCCGGCTCCATTCCGGGGAGCGTGACGAAGGGGAACGTGGCCTATAGCGGCGTGTCGCCGGAAGAAGGGCTGCTCGACCGGATGTTCAGGGGGAGCGCCACCGGCAAGGGCGGCGGGCCGATAGCGCAGCAGCTTTTCCAGCTCGGGATGGGCAATATTCCGGGGCCGCTGGCGGAGCAGATCGTAGGCTCGACGAACGAGCAGTTCGGGAAGATGGGCGCTCGCTTCGGCACCGACCTCGGCACCGCGATCTCGCGCGGGCTCGGGCAGGCCGGCGCAGCGACTTCGCTCGACGCCATCAAGCAGATTCTCGGGCTTGGCGGGACGACGGCGGGATTCCAGTTCCAGCGGGGAGAATCCGGCCTCGACCGTTCGCTTCAGGATCTTCTGTCGCAGCGCCAGACCGACCTCATGTCGGCGCTCCTGCCGGCGCTCCTAGGTGGGCTCGGTGGCTAACGCCCTGAAGAAAGGCGCTTCAGGTGGCTGATCCCTTCGACGCTCAGGGCCTGGAATCGCAGATCACGGCGGCTCTCGGGCAGATGCCCGACCCGGCGGAGCAGCGCCGAAACGCGATGAACGTGGCGCTCGTTCAGGCACTCCAGAACATGCAGCAGGCAGGCACTCAGCGCCATCAATCGGCTTTCGGGTCAATAGCGGGGGCGCTTGGTCCCTTGGCGATGATTCCGACGCTTCAGGGTCAGGCCGTCCAGGATCAGCAGCTACAGGTCCTCAAGACCAAGGTTGCGCTTTTCGATGCGCTGGTTGGGCTTCGGAAGGCCGAGAAGGGCGATCAGAAGCAGCCGACGAGTCTCGAGGCGCTGGCTGCCCAGAAGCTAGGTCCTGGCGCTTCGCTCGAAGACATCGCCAAGCAGAAGCAGGCGATGGCCGCTCCCGCAAAGCCGCCTGCTAGTTTTCCGGCGGCCATTCTTGAGGCCTTCAAAGCCGGCGACATGAACAAGGTGAAAGAGCTTCAGACCTTGGCCGGCGAGAGCCAGAAGAAAAGCGACAATACCCTCTCCTTGATCGATACCGTCATGCACGGGAGTCCGGAGCAGCGGGCGGACGCGCAAGAGAAGCTGAAGCTCCTGGCGGCGCAGAAGCAGGCCGAAGCGGGCGCTACGGCGGCGGGGCGAGCGGCGGGAACGCCGAAGAAGCCCGCCACGAAGGCCCAGATCGACGAGATCAACTCGCAGATCGGCTCGGTGGATGCCCTCGATCGGACGATTGCCGGGATGGCCCAGACGAACCAGGGCGATATCGTCAAAAGCTGGATCACGGGCGGGGCGCTCTCGAACCAGACTCTCCGCGATTACCAGAAGTTCAAGAACGACCTCGACCAAGCCCGCTACGGCGCTCGAGGTGCCACGAAGGCGGCTCTCGATCGGATCAACCAGGAGACGCCATCGCTTCAACTGGCACTCCAGAACCCCGCCGAATTCATGCGCCAACTACGCCAAGCCAGGAGCACGGCTTACGAGATGATGAACCGCACCGTCAGGGCTACGGGGAAGTCGTATGCCTTGGAAGATAGCCTGACGGAAAAGGTTGCCTCGCTTGCTCCGAAGATGCCCATTCCGCCCGAAGCGCAGCCTACGGCGGAAGCCACTTCGGCGGGTGCGGACCTTCAGAAGATGCTGAAAAGCGGCATCTCGAAAGAGCAAGCCATCCAGGAATTGAAGCGCCGTTACGGCGAGCAGTCGGTGGACATCCAGTAAGATGCCGCTCAGCAACGCCGAAATCGAGGCGATGGTCAACAAGGCCTACGGCGAATCGCCGAAGGCTCCGGAAGAAAAAGGCCCGTCCACTCCCGGCGAATACTACACGCAATACGTGGGCGGCCCTGCCTACGACTACCTCCGAAACTTTCTGAACAAGGCGCTCCCCGGACACCCGATGAACGACTTCATCGCCGGAACGGTGGCACCGGAGACTCTGACTCAGGCGGGTGTCACGGCGGGAACCTTGCTCGCTCCGGAAGCCAAGGCGATGCAGTATTTCGGGACGACGGCCCGGAATCTTCCGAAGCTCGCTCCGATCATCGATCGGCTACTTCCGGGGATCGCTGGCGGCGCAGCCGGCGGCTTGGCCGAGAAGGGCGATCCGGCGGACGCGGCGGTCGGCGCTGCAATCGGGGCGGCTACCGGGATACCGGCGGAAGTCGCCTCCGGCGTTTCTCGCTGGTATCAGGGCTCAAAACTCGCGCAGCGCTTCTTCAAGGAAGATCCGGAGAGGCTTAGCCGGGTCGTCCAGAAGCTCGTCCCGGAATTCGGCCAGATCGACTCGCCCGCAAACTTCGGCACTGAAGTCTGGAGGGGAGTGGCGCAGGACACACTTTCCGACATGTACGACCGCCGGATGACGGCGGTTGCCGATGCCGTGAAAAATGCGGCTCCGAAGACTCGCCCGCCCGGTCAGATACAGATCGATCCGGCTGGCCCGAAACTGAAGCTGCACGAGAAGTTCATTCCCGATGCTCCATCGGTAGGTCCGCGCGGAACCATCGTGTCTCCGCGGATTACCGAGATGCAGGACCAGGGGATCATCGGGAAAGGCTACATGACGATCGACGATCTCATGGGCGAGATCCGCGATCTTCGTCTGAAGGGCCGCTCGACGAAGGGCGATCCGAAGCTCACGCTTCAGGGACGCCAGGCTCGAGACTACGCGGCGGAGCTCTCGTCGGACCTTCACGATGCAATCGCCACGGTCGATCCGCGGCTAGCCCGGCTCTACAAGAATACCGACCGGAAATACGCGCGTGGCGCTGAGATGGTGCGTTACCTGAAGCAGCCGGGAATCGTGGACGACAACGGGAAGATCGATATGCAGCTTCTCCAGGCGCAGATGAAGGAAGAACGCGCCTACGGGCTCTCCCATACCTTCAGCCCGGAGGAATTCAAGGATCTGATGGGAGCCGTATTCCGGGGAGCGGACGCTACCGTGATCGACGACATGCTTCACCCGAGCCATGAGTACCTGCGACTACACGCTGGGCCGACCGGGCAGCCGCACATCTACACGAACGTCATCAATCTCCTGAAATCCGACAAGTACGCCGGGAACTACGACGTGGACTTCCTGAAGCCGAAGGGGGTCGCGGTAGGGCTACAGCGCGCGGGTGCTGGGCTTCTCAAGTCGCTCGATCAGCCGGTAGCCCGCCCGTCTGCGATCACGCTCCAGAATCCCGACCAAGAAGACGAGCAGCCTTAGTACCCGTTGCAGTAGAACCCGCCGCCGATCCGGGGCGTACAGGAGGTGTGGTGCAGGACCGGCTGCTGGCCCTGGTTGACCGCCATCGCGCCGAGTAGGGCCGCCATGTTGGCCTGGCGCTGGTTCTCGTCCATCGGGGCGCAGGCACTGAGCAGCATGAAGCCAACGAGTAGTAGTTTCTTCATGGCTCCCACCGGCTAGCGGACTGGATAGCCTCGTGTCAACAGCAAGTCGTACCTTGACGACAATACGTGCTAAAGCGTAAGGTATTTCGCATGAAGTACAAACTGAAGGTTCCAAGGACCAACGACACACGGCTGAACATCTACATCGATCCGAGCGTGATCCACGACTTGAAAATAGTCGCGGCAGAGCGGGCGATGACGATAGCGGCGTGCGCTCAGCAGTTTCTCACCGAAGGAATCGAGCGCTACGCGCAGAATAAGCCCGTGATCGACGAGGCGGCAGATGCCTAAGCTCTACCTCGTCGCCTTCGAAGATCCGACGCTTCTCCGGACGCTCGAGGACGCGCTACCGGGCCTGCGGGTGATCGCAATCGACGATCCAACGCGGGCCGCGGAGCCTGCGGAGCTCATCGAGGGAGACGCACCAGCGGCGGAAGAGATACCGCCCGCAGGGCCAGTCACGGCGCGCGGGAGGCTGGGCGTTTCGCGCCCGAAAAAAAGCCTTAGCGCTGCCGGTCGCTGAGTCTCCGAACTCTCTAGCCACCTGCGCCTACTGCGGGCGGGATCTGCCGCGGCGGGTGCTCCAGATGCACGAGTCGAACTGCAAGGCGGCGAGCGTGGGCATGTATTCCGACCCTCGCTCATTTCGCTCTTGACACTCAATTGTCCTTGGCGTACTAGTTGTCTCAGGAGGTAGTAGGCAATGAAAAACTTCCCTACACCGCGTGAGATGGCAGCCGAGACGATGAAGCGCTGGGCGATGGACTCCGACGCCAAGCGCGCGGAGCTCGAGAGCTCGCGCGAGCACTTCGCCGAGTCGGTTCGCTGGGATCTCGTGAAGGCCGCCTCGATGCTCATCCAGGGCGATCTCATGCCGCTCACGCGGGACGAGCAGGCGGCGCTTGAGCAGCTGCTTCGCGTCTTCGACAACGTATCCGCACGGGTCAAACAGGAGAGGTGCGATGCTCGATTCTGAATCGACCGATCTCGTTCCGGTCACGTCGGCGGGTGCCTTCGATCTCGCCACCACCGACCCGGCTACCGCCTTCCAGAAGATGGGCGAAGTCGTGAGGCTCGCGGCGCAGTCCTGCAAGGGGCCTGCTTTCGTCGTCTCGATCCAGGGGAAGAAGTATCCCAAAGTCGAATGGTGGAGCACGGTCGGATTCTCGCTTGGACTCGTGCCGCGAGAAGCTTCTTCCCGCAAGCTCGATACCCCGGAAGGCGAGATCGTCTACGAAAGCGTAGTGGAAGTCTGGCGGGGCGAGCAGCTGGTCACGCGGGCTTCCGCGATCTGCTCGTCCAAAGAGAAGCGCTGGGGCCACGCCGACGAGTATGCGGTCAAGTCGATGGCGACGACCCGCGCTATCGGCAAAGCCTACCGGGTGCCGCTCTCGTTCTTGGCGGTGATGAGCGGCCTCGAGCCGACCCCTTCGGACGAGATCCCTCCGGGCGGCTTCGAGAAGTGGGATAACCCGCAGGCCCCAGAGCCGGAACTTCCGCCGCTCGAGCCCGAAGTGATGCCGCACCCGCATGGGCTCTCTAGCGTCAAGCAGGCGCTGGCCGAGGCTCTGATGGCCTGGCCTCCCGACAAGCGCGATGCCGTCGTGCAGAAGTGCTCGATGATCGTGGAGGACGGTAAGCCCGTTCTGGGGCGCGACGGGAAGCCCAAGTGCATCGAGTCGGTGGACAAGGCGCTCTCCGAGAAGATCAGCGACAAATGGACGGGCGCAACGTTGCAGCGCGTCCGCGAGATGGCGAATCGCATCGCCGCAAAGCAAGGAGCCTGACCGTGCCGACACCGAAGCAAGGCTATCGACTAAAGGACGGAACTCGCTGCCCGTCTGTAACGACCATCTGTGGGCGCTTCAAGGAGTCGGGCGGGCTCATCTGGTGGGCTAACCGCTTGGCGCTGGAGCCGCTGCTGCAAATCCGCTCAGTGCTCGAGAACGGACGCGACGAGGCGGCGATAGCGGCCTTTCTCGCGGTCGATCCCGCTGCTTGGGACCACAAGCAAGCGGCTGCGCGAGCGGCAGACGCCGGCACCATTGCTCACCAGATGGTGGACGACTTCATTCATTCCCGCGAATTCGACCCGTCGAAGTTTCAGCCGGATCTCGTCGAGATGGCGAAGCCCGCTTACGGGGCCTTTCGCGAGTGGGCGGATCAGTCGCGCCTCGAGATCATCGAGACGGAGAAGCCGCTCGTTTCCGAGCAGTACAAGTTCGGCGGTACGCGGGACGCGATCGGCCTCCGCGGCAATCGCTCAATTCTCGACTGGAAATCTTCGAACTCGATCTACCCGGAGTACCTGCTGCAACTGGCGGCCTACGGCATTCTCGACGAGGAAGCGGGGAACCAGATCACGGGCGGCTACCACTTGGTGAGATTCAGCAAGCAGGAGAGCCCCGGCGATCCCGTCCACTTCGTTCATCATTACTGGGACAGCCTCACGAAAGCGCGGGCGGCCTTTCTTCTTTGCCGCGAGCTCTACGGGCTCATGGCGGAACTGGAGAAGCTAGCCAAATGAGACAGGAATGGTGGCAGAAGTTCTTCCACGACTTCGCTGAGAAGTATCTCGAGGCTCGCCGCTTGCCGGTCGATTGGACCGACGCCGAGATCGAGGATCTAGCGGGCGTGCTCGACGTGGCGGCGGATGCGTGGGCGGACGAGAACAAGGCGAAGCCCTGCGCGTGCTGCGGCGGGCCGCGGACAAGTTGCCCGTGCGAGATGGTGGAGGTCCGATTCGAGGCGACGAAGAAGTGGGAGCTAGCCTGCGAGACGCACCCCGCCGTCTCAATCGGCGAGGCGGCGCGGGGGATGAGGACGTGAGCTACAACTTTTGTCGCCTGCGAGCCAGCGAACGAGAGAGCGTCGCGATGATAGCCGCAGTTCGCGTCATTCCGTGCCTCTCGGCGTACTCGTCGAGTCGCGCGAGAAGCGGCGGGGGGAAGCGGAGCGACACGATCACGCCCCGCTCATCGTCGGGGAGCTTCGGCCTACCGCCCGCCATGTTCGCACGGGCCGCTGTAGCGGGGGCCGAAACTGCGGGCGCATTCCGGGCAATCGTCGCCATCGTGGATCGGGCAAGATGGGATTTCGTCGCTCGTTCCCGCAACGGCGCGCTCGCGGCACATGGCGCACTCGTCGGCGTCGTCGCTCCAGCAATGGCCGTCGAGGCCCATACGACAGGCCGCGCACTCGCCTTCGGTCCCTTCGGCAATCGCCACGGGGCAGGATTCGGTTCGTTCGTTCATCATGGGAGTTATCGTAATACGCAAACTCGCGGGTGTCAAGGGGGGCGTAAGGCCGCATGACGCCGTTGGTTCTCAGCGTTTTCCCCGGCATTGGCCTACTCGACATGGCATTCGAGGAGCGCGGCTTTTGCGTGGTGCGCGGTCCGGATCTTCTGTGGGGCGGCGACATACGGAAGTTCCATCCGCCTGCGGGGCGTTTCGACGGAGTGATCGGCGGGCCGCCGTGTCAGGCGTTCTCGAGGCTCAGGCATGTCGTCGAGCACAACGGCTACAAGGTCGCCGAGAACCTGATTCCGGAGTTCTGTCGCGTCGTGGCCGAGGCCCAGCCTGAGTGGTTCCTCATGGAGAATGTTCCGGCTGCGCCGCTGCCCGTCGTCACGAATTTCTACATACGCGCCTATCGTCTGAACGCTCGCGAGCATTGTGGCAGCGAGCAGAACCGCGAGCGCCTCTTCTCGTTCGGCACGCGCGACGGTCGCCAGTTGCCGCTGGGGTGGTGGGCACCGCCCGTGCCGATGAAGTACGAGCCCGCCGTGCTCGCGTCAGGCGGCGAGCGGATGACTCCGGTCAAGATCGGTGGCAGCGGCAAAAGCAAGGCCGCTGTACTCGGCTATAAGACCAGAACCTACGCAGCAGCAGCAGCAGCACAGGGCGTGCCAGGGCTCGAGCTGCCCGCCTTCACGATCGCGGCGAAGATCAAGGCGATCGGCAACGGCGTGCCGCTCCCGATGGGCCGTGCCGTGGCGGATGCCGTGTGGCGAGCGATTCACGGGGATGCGCTCCCCGCGGAGCAGTCGGGAGGGTCGCGATGATCGAGTACATCAAGTTCTGGCTCGCGCACGAGATCACCGACTTGCTCATGCTGCTGCTGGTGCTCGCGGTCGTTGGCATCGTCGTGGGGCTGTATGTTGCCATCTCGCGAGTAGGAGAGTCCGATGCCGACTGAACGCGAGGCGATCACGCCGGAGCAGTTGAAGGAGTGGGCAGATCCCAAGGCGCACGACGGCGGCGACTCGTGCTTCGACGATCCGTGCGAGCAGATTCAAATGCTGGCACAGGCGCTGTTGAGGGAGCAGGAATTGGGACGCAACGCACGAGTCGCAATCGACGTTCAGGCCGCGCGTCTCGCCGCTGCGCAGCGGGAGATCGAGCGGCTGCGGAAGTGTCTCAAGACCGCACGATCGCTCGTGAACGCATCAGAGGGACAACTGCGCTGCGGGCTGGAACGGATCGGCGACCCGGAAGCGTACTACGGTCGCGCGCTATCGTTCGTGCGTGAGGCATTGGCCGCGCTGGCGGCAGAGAGCGAGGGAGCGAAGTGACCGTCTTTGACGAGCTGTGCGACGCGCGAGCACTAATCGATCAGCAGCGCAAGGAGATCGCCGCACTACGAGCGAGCGTCGAACAGGTTGTGCGCGAACGTAACGAGGCTGTTCAAGCCGTTAACACGCTCCGCTCCGAGCCGAGCGGCGAGGTGTGGGTCAAGCAGGAGCACAGCACGCAGCACATGGAGTGTGGCTGCGACGAGCAGGGCTGGTTCCCGGCAGTAACGATCGGATCCGAAGGCAAGTCGATGTATGTGAACGCCGCGACGCTCGATCGTGCGATTGCCTGGTTCTGGAAGAACACCTTTCAGGCATTCACCGGACGAAGCGACTACGAAATGCCGGCCTGCCGTCTAATCAACATCCGCACCGGGCATACGATTCCGCTCACGCTGCGAGCCGTGGCGAGGGCAGAGAGCGAGGGACGCGATGGCGAGTAGGGCTGGTAGCGGCGTGGACAGTGACACGCTGATGACCCTAACGCGGGAAGGGCCTGGCGCTGTGGACGTTAGTCTGTCACGCGAAGTGACTCCGGGTGAAAGCCCCGGCAGCAACCACCTAGCCACGGTTCGAGAGGGGTTTCTGGCGAGCGTGAGCGATGACCCAGATGGAACTCGCGACAGTCGGTGCAATTCCGACCTACCAGCCTTCATCCCCGCCGCGCGGCGGGCCACTAGGAGGGGGCGTGATGGCGACTGACGTACCCCTACCACTTCCAACGCCCACGCCAGAAGTTCGCGTGTATCACTATCAAATGCCGACGATGACGTGCCTGGACGACCTCACGGGAACTATCGTGTGCTACCCGATCGAGATCGGGAAGCCGAAGGGGCAATCCGATGGCGAGTAAGCCCTGTCTCTGTTGGTGCTGCTCGAACGACAAGCACACGATGGACCGAGCCTGCGGGCATCCGTGCAAGCCGCTGAGCGACCTCGCCGCGATCGTCGAGCGCGAGTTTCAGTGTCCTGGCTTGATGTGTGACAAGGACGGTCATCATCCGTCTTGCGCTGGCTGGTACAGAGCGATCGCCCTCCGCGTCGCCGTCGCCGCCGCGCGGTGGCAGGCGGAGAGGCTAGCGGAGAAGACGCCGCATCTATACCGACAAGGAGACGGTCGGCCGGTCGTGGTTATTTCGATGTGCCTTGGACAAGCGAATCAGGATCGATGCGCCGCGCTTGGTGGCGCGTGCCTCGCCATCCGCGAGGCGGGGAAGATGGAGGGCGGGGAGTGAGCAGTAATTGCATGGGTTGTCCGCACCGCGCGAATTGCCGGTGCCGGTGTACGGAGTGCAATCCATCGGTGGCGAACGTGCCGTGGTTCATCACGACGTGGCCGACGCCGCCGAAGCAACCGCACCGCTGTCCGGTCTGCGGCGGGAGTGGTGAGTACGTTCCTGCGCCGCTGTCCAATCAGACTACGAACGTAGTCTTGCCGCGCGCCTGCCACGGCTGCGGCGGAACGGGGATCGTATGGGGATGAGCGACAAGGCCGAGCCGCCGCGCTACTGCCGGAAGTGTGAACACACGGAGCACGAGCACGAGCCGCAAGCCGGTGAACTCTGCTGGACGTGCGGACATTGGTGCCGTTTCATACCAATGAATGAACTGTCGAACGCTGCGCGTCATGCTCGCGGTGAGGTATCGCCGCCGAAGCCACCGGAGGGATACTAAGGTGAGCGACAAGGCCGAGCCGCTGACGGCGGAACAGCGGGCGCTGCTGGAACAATGGTGCAAGGATTCGACAGCAATCCTTACATCGATGCCACCAAACTATGGATTACTGATAGATGCCATTCGCGCTGCGATCACGACCATTGACTCTCTGCGTGCCGAACTTTCACAGGTACACAAGGACCACGAAATCAACGTGGACGCTTTGCATGCGGTCGCTAATCAGCGTGACGAGGCCCGAACGCAGCTCGAAGCGGCGCGGCGGGAGCTAGGTGCGTGGAAAGCTACGGCAGACGCGCTTGCGGCTGAGCGGGATGAGGCTCGTTCTCAAATCGGGCCTTTGACGCGCAAGGCGCTTGGAGGGAAGCCATGACAACGCTGGTGCCGCTGACCCGCATGGTCAGAAAGAGCGAGCTCAAGGCGTTTCTGAATCCGACCGAGAGCCTGCTCGAGCGCTACTACGTGGAGAGATACGAAGGCTTAGAGGATCGGATCGAAGTCGAGGCTAGGCTCTATCTCTCGTCCGGCTTGGCCGAGTCGTCGTGCTTTTGCGCTTGGCTCTTGTCGCGGGGCGTCGGAAAGCTACGCCCGGAAGGGTCGCGATAGTGGGAGCGTCAATCTATTGGCAGCCGCTCGACAAGAAACGGGACCTAGAAATTTGGGCTCCATCAAGTTTCATGGAAGCACTCAAGCGTGCTTTCGATCGCGACTTCCCGATGGACCTTGATGATGCTGACTTACCAGTGCTGCGTGGCATGGCGGCGGTATCGGGCGACAAGAACAACGACTTCGCGACGCTCGTTCGATTGATCGAGGACAAAGGCCCGGTGCGTATATGGGCCGAGTATTGAAACAGCTCGTGCTGGTGGTGGTGCTGATGGGATGCGGCGGCAGCGGCTCCGGCGACTCCGCGCCTTTCGACTACTCGCAAGGCTACAGCGCAGCGGAGCGGGCAGCGTTCGAGCATGCGGAAGCATGCCTTGGGCTCAAAGCGACGGCAGCGCCGCGAGTCGTCTATCGGGCTTTCGAGCTGACGCCTCGCGGCTGCGTCGTGCGGGATGAGGATTGTCCCTTTCCGCCGGTTGGCTCGTCGCAATACTGCCTCTCCGACAACACCATCGCTATCGGGATGCCGGAGCCTGGGACCACCTGCAACGATTTCATCCAGCACTATTACGCGGGGTGGCCGGCGCAGGCGCTTCGGACCGAATTTCTGAATGCGGTGGCGTACGAAAACGGGATCTATCAGGACCAGTACGGGTCGCCTTGCGATAGGAGCTGAGGCCATGGCGGAGTCGTCTTCCTCGTCGAGTAGTGGGATCGGGTTTGTCGGCTTACTGACGATCGTTTTCGTGGTCGCCAAACTCTGGGGAAAGCTCGATTGGTCTTGGTGGTGGGTGTTCTCCCCGGTTTTAATCTCCGTCGCGCTTGTGCTCGTGATAATCGGGGCGGTGCTGGCTATTACGGCGTGGGCTTCGGTCGCAAGTGGCGAGCCGCGTAAGTGATCCGCTTCGTCCTGCCTGGGCTGCCGCCTTCGGTCAACAACTACCTCTCGAAAGGCCGCCGGATGGTGTGGCTCGAGCCGAAAGCACGCGCCTGGATGGAGGCTTGTTACCTGCACATGCTCGGGCAGAAGGCACGCCAGCCGCACTTGGGGCCTGACTCCGAGCTCTACGTGGATCTCCGGCTCTACGGGGGGTGGCAGACCTCGGGGAAGCGGGCGGAGTCACAGTGGCGGAGGATCGATCTCGATAACCGGATAAAGCCGGTTTTGGACATGGCGTCGAAGGCGCTTGGGTTCAACGACTGCCGGATTACGAAAATCGTAGCGGAGAAGGTAGAGTCTGAGTCAGAGAGGACGGAGGTAGACGTGCATGAGCGGAGGGAGATTCCGTGATGCTGGACGAAGGGACGCTCTGGAGCTACGAAACCTTCCTGCCGATCCAGGCAACCGCCCAAGCTAACGCGAGAGCGCTGGGCGAGAGGCGGCTGGTCGCTGACCTGCTCGTCTCAGCGCTTCACGACTACTTCCTGCCCGGCGGGAAGGAGCAGCGAGAAGCTAAGCTTTGGCTCCTCGAGGGCTCGCTCGGTTACGTCACGGCGAGAGAGGCTTGCTCGTATCTCGGCGTGGACTACGGGTGCATGAGGCAAGAGCTGCTTTCGGGCAAGCGCTTTCGGCTAGCGGAATTCCGCTGGTCTAGGCAGGTCGAGAGATACCGGGAGTTGCCGATTCGGCTTTGCACTTACCGGCCGCATCACAAGCCGACGCAGTTAGATTTGCCGCTGTAAATAGACAAAAATACGTAGTTGGTGGTATTGCGCGACGGTTAAGAAAGTGTTCCGAAATCGTTGCGCGAGTGCCGTCAGCCTGCGATAAGAAGCGCAAGGATACGGGTCGGCATTAGGGCCGGCTGGGGCGGTGGCTCGAAAGGGGGCATGATGAGTGACTTGCTGACCTACGAGGAAGCGGCTTTGCTTGCCGGGATTTCCTCTGTGACTTTGAGGCTTTGGGTGAAGCGTGGGGTGCTGCCGAAGATCGCGGTGCCGGCATCGAATTACCGGCGGGTACGCAGGGGAGATCTCGAGCGGCTATTGACGCCGAGCGTGGGTCCGCCGCGGGGAGAGGAACCTAGCGGCGCAGCATAACTGGGGCGGAGTCGCAACATGGACTTCGCTTCAGAGCGTTACGTTCGTCTCTACGTCCGGGACACGATTACCTGGACGGCGTTAGGCTGGCAGGGTCAGACGGTACTGGCCCTCACGCTTCGGAAGCTCGACCGAAGCGGCGTGCTCGAGATTGGCGGTCGAGACCCGGCGCAAGCCATCGCCATGACTACCGGACTGCCGGTCGAGATCGTGGAGATCGGGCTGCCTCGCCTCATAGCTGAGGAAGTGCTCGAGATGGGCGATCGCACACTCGTCATGCCGAAGTACCTCGATGCTCAAGAGGCAGTTCAGACCGACGCGCACCGAGCCAGGGAGTACCGTTCAAGAATGCGCGATAAAGCCAGAACGTCACGAAACGTGACGGACGCATCACGAAACGTGACGGAAACGTCACGCGGCGTCACGCGGCGTCACGCGGCGTCACTCCTAGCCGTACCTAGCCGTACTAAAGAATTAGAATCTCCTACGGAGATTCTCGTCCCTCACGGGACGAATGGAGTCGAGCCAGAGGCTTCGCCTCCGGGAGAGGAAAAACCGATCTCTCCGGAGGAACTGATGGATACCTGGAACGAGGTCTGTCAGCCGCTGGGGCTTCCCGTCGTAAAGGAGGTCCGGGGCTCGAGGCGCCAGCGGGTGATGGCTCGCCTTAGAGAGCATCCCAAGGTGGAATTCTGGCAGTCGGTCTTTGCGAGCATCCGCCGCTCGGCTTTCCTCCAGGGGAGATCGAAGCCGGCGAACGGGCATCCGAATTGGCGGGCAAGCTTCGATTGGCTCGTCCAAAACGACGTGAATTGCGTGAAGGTGACGGAGGGCCGCTATGGGGAAGGCTAGGCTAGCTGGCGGAATCGAAGAGAAGACAACGACGCTTTGCCCGAAATGCGATCCGCCGGAGGCTTTGCGCCGGGAGCTCGGAAGCCGGATCGGGCAGTATCGGGCGCAGCACTACCTGGATTACCATTCGACGGACGGGCTCGAGCAGCACCTCCGCGGGTCGGTTTCGCGGTCAGCCGACCCGGAGAAAGGCTACGGCTACGACCAGTGGCTATCCGGGGTACTGCTTTGGCACCGGGTGAAGCAGCGCTGGCGGGAACAGGACGAAAGCCGGTGGCCGGAGATCCGCTAAAAGAGTTTCAGCTGCCGATTGCCGCGGGCTCGATCGGAGCCTTCGGGCGTGGATAGCGGCGATTCCACACCCTCCAGCGACATTTTTGCGAACAGTAGACCCGATCGGTACGTGAGCGAACAAACTCCGTTCCGCACTCGGTGCAGGCGCTGGTCTGGGGTTTTCGAGCCTTCTTCACAGAAATTTTCGATTAGACTTAGGGTCGAGTACCGTCGCCATTCTTCCTCGATCTTATCGTGATGGTCGGGACACAAGGCAACCAAGTTGTCGACAATATCGAGCCCATCGAATTTGCGGGGGAGAATGTGGTGCGCGGTAAGGCGAGAGGTTCCGCGGACGTTACAGCCGCGGACTTTGCATTTGTAGCGATCGCGCTTAAGCACCTCGGCGCGTAGAATGAGCCATCCGTGGTAGAAAAGCCGCGGGACTCCACCGTACACGACCGCACGCCAGGACTTGTCGGCATCAGCTTCGACCACCACATGCATTTCCATGAGGCTAAATTAGGACGCGCCATAGCCGTTTGTAAACAGCTAATCGTCCGGCCCCTTGAGTTAGGGGGTCGCGTGGCTCTGGCGGCCTCGCAGGTGGTATTTTGCGGGATTCGCATTCTCGCCGCTTAACCGCAAAGCGGCTTAGGGTCTGAAGCCTAAGAGGAAGCCGCAGCAGAACCCGAACGCCCACGCCATCGCGAGCAGCCCGGCGAGCTCGCCATAGCTCAAGGACGACAGGCGGATGAAGAAGCGGGTGTCGGCGGGTGGCTTTGGCGGTTGGAGGTAGCTAACTGGTTTCATCTTCAACGGGTTCCCTGATGCAGCTGGCTAGGTAATCCTCGCCGTTCGTCTCAAGGACTCTAGCGGCAAAGTCTTGCCAATCGAATTCCGGCCAGCGCTTGCGGCACTCGGCGACTAGCTGTCTGACGCAATGGCTGCAGCCGCCATCGGCCTGGACGATCACCGAAGCAACGCGAAGCGCGTCTTCGTGCGTCATTCCTTAGCCTTTTCCTGTGATTCTTCGTCGAGATGCCGGATGAAGTCCTGGGCGTCGGAGAATCCCTGGCGGCAGATCGGGCAGAGCCAGTCACTCATCGCCAAGCTCGCGGACGCGATAGAAGAACCCGCCGAGTAGCGGCGCACGGTCCTTAATCTCGTCGACCTCGGCAGCGGTTAGCGGATTCGGCCATTCCTCGACGACTCGAGGAGCAGTCCTACCGCCGTTAGACATGCAAAGTTCCAGCGAAAAGCGCTTCTCTTTCATCTAGAAATCCTCCGGCAAGAGCGCCGAGCCGCTATACGCGGATGCACTCTCGCGCTGGTGAGTCTCGCAGTAGAATCCCTGCTGATAGCCACGCCGATCGATCACGCAATCGCAATCGGCCTCTGAACAGCAAAGGCAGGTCATAGCGTTACAAGGCGGTAGCCAGCGTCTCTTACTTCGATGGCTAGATGGCGGACTCGCTCGCAGGAACGATCCCAATTCGCCGAATCGTCGTCGGTCCACTTGTGGGTAGGAACCGGCGGAATACCAGGCCGCGGACTCGCGTAGACGGTCTTTCGTTCGTGGTCTACGCGGTCGGAAGCAGCCAGGTTCTTGAATGTCGGAAGTGTCTTGTCTGTCATGTCACTCTCCTTTGCGCTTTCGCGGAGGTTGAACTAACGCTTGACCGTCTTGACCAGCACGCGGACAGGCTCCGAATCCTCGTACTCGTCTGCCGCAACGCCAACAGGCATCTCGCGCCGATAGAGATTGCCAGCCTGCGAGCCGTAGCGCTTCAAGAGCCCTTCCGCTCGCCGAATAGCCGTGGCGTTGTTAGCCGCCTGAAACTCGACGTACGGAATGGTCGAAGGAAACACGCGGTCGATAACCGGACGCTCGAAACGCAAACGATAACGATCTAGCATTGAATTCTCCTTTGCTCTCTCGAGGTGGTTGAACTTCATAGAGACGACAATACGCTTAAGACGCTAAGCTGTCAATAGCGTACTAGAGCCAGCCTCTCAAGTTTCTGCTTTCCTCCGCTCCTACCGTACGTTAGACAAATGCCGATGGAAGGTTTCAGCGTAGAAGCAGCACCAGATAAGCCGCTCCCTCGCGAAATAGCTCGCTACGGTAACCGCGGCGTTGGCGGCAAACCTTCCGCACTCTCAGACGACGTAGCCGCTAGTATCTCCCGCGATATAGCCGCCGGCCACTACATGAACGCTGCCGCTCGCGCTGCCGGCGTTAGCTACGCAACCATCCGCGAGTGGATTGCCCGCGGCGAGGCTGATGAGGCGCATGGACTCGATACGCCCTACGCAAGGTTCGCCGATGCCATCTCGCGCGCAGAAGGCGAGGCAGAGAAGCGCTTGCAGCGTGCGGTAGAGCAGCACAGCGATGAAGACTGGCGTGCTCCTGCGTTCATACTCGAGCGTAGGTTCAGGGACCGCTGGGGCAAGAACGACCAGCAGCAGGCAGCAGCAGTCACGATCAACCTGACAGCAGAGGCAGCAACAGCTCTTATCGAGGCCTTACGCTGTGCAACGGCAAAGCCGATCGAAGCGCAAGCTACCAGCAGCGAAGCAGAGCCAGCCGACAAGCGCTGAGCTCGCCTACCGCGCTGAGCGCCTGCGCTACGCTCGCTATGCGCTAGCGCTAGACGACTACCGCAAGCGCTACGCTCGCTGTACGCCAGACACGCCTAGCCTCTAGGCCCGGCCTGCCCCCAGCCACCCGGCGTCGATGGCGTTGCACCCCTGCTCACAAATCCGCGGTATATTTTCTTAACGCACCCAACGCTGTTTGCGCTAGGCGAACACACGCTACAGCGCAGGACGACAAGCGAGCGACCGAAGGGAGCGGAGGCTGCCTTTCGTTTTACGCGGGCTGGACGGGGAGATTCTTAAGGGGGGGATTTTGCGGAGGGCATCAAGGCGCGCTGCGTCAATAATGTGTAAACTAGGTATGTAAGTGGTTGGAATCTTTGGCGCGGATTTTTTTTTATCGTAATCGTGCTGTTTGCGGAAAAAGGTAGTGTTTCCCGTGAAACGTTGTTGGTGGTAGGAAGGTCGAGAAGGCTCATCACGATTCAATCCCTGCTGGAAGGGGCTACGGATAATGGGGTCCGTGGCCTCTTCTGGCTTTGGGTCTAGCGAAGTGGCCGCAGATGGAAGGGGCCGCTCGAGACTAGCCCCAGGCAGTCGAGTGCTGCGAGTAGCACGAGCAGGCCGACGAGCAGGCGGATCAGCATCTGGACTTGGCTGGGGAGCGCGATGAACTGCGCAATCACCGTCTCGATGATCCAGAGGATTATCAGCGCGACGATGGCCCAGATTATCAGGTAGACCAGGCATTCCATGCGAATCTCCTTTCGAAGGTGTGCTAGCTAGAACCCGTGGCTGAGTTATCCGCTTCATCGCCTGCTCCTACAACGCTAACGCCGGAGCTGATCGCGGAAATCAGGCGCGTTAGCCTCGAGTCCACCTTCGCCTTCGGCAAGTTCGTCTGCGGCTTCTACGACATGGACCCAGACGTCCACGTCGAGATGGCACGGTGGGTTGAAAAACCAACCAGGTTAAAACTTGGTCAGGCACCGCGTGGCTTCTTCAAGACGACCACCTGGACTCTCAGCGACAAACTGAGACGCGCAACCAAGAACCCGAACATCCGGATCTTACTCACCAACGAAACCGCCGAGAACGCCGAGAAGTGGATCGGGCAATTGCAGGCGATAGTCATGTCGCCCATCTACGGCGCTCTCTTTCCCGAGTGCGTTCCGAATCCGCTCAGGGTGAAGTGGAATAGCAGCCAGCTAGAATTGAAGCGCACCAAGCACTGGCCCGAAGCCACCTTCGAAGCCATTGGAGTGGGCGGTGCCAGCACTTCGCGCCACTACGACATAATCGTCAACGACGACCTCGTGGGAAAGAAAGCCCGCGAGGAGCCGACGACCATGCAGGCAGCCATAGACCAGCGGAAGCTCGCCTGGTCGCTGATGGTCGATCCCTCAAAGAGCGAGATCCACGACTTCGGAACCCGCTGGGCTCCCCAGGATCTCATCGACTGGATTCTCAAGAACGTAAAAGGCATCGATCACTACCTCGTAAATCTCCGCAAGGACGATGGTAGTTCCCGCTGGCCGACGAGATTCACCGAAGCCGCTATCGAGCAGATCCGCCAGGAACAAGGCCCGGAGATGTTTGCCTTGCAGTATCTCAATACTGCCGTTGGCTCCGGCGCATCCAAGTTCGACCCCGCTCACCTGCGCTATTGGACGATGACCCAGGACGCCGAAGGAAACCCCGTCCTGCTGCTCGAATCGAGCGACGGAGAAAAGGCCGTCCCGCTCGCGGATTGCGCTGTATTTCAAGTCATTGACGCAGGACTCAATCCCGAGTCTGACGACGCCCGAACGGCGAATGTGGTGGCTGCGCTGACGCCACCCGGCGAAACGACCCCATTCGATATCGTCATCCTGGAAGCCAAAGCCACCCGCTCCACGCCGTACCAGGTATTAGAGGAAGCAAAGTCCACCTACGACCACTGGCACCCGATGTTCGCCGCCATAGAGACGTTCGGCGGCCACGAAGCCTTCTTCTACTGGATCAGCGAAAAATACCCAGAGATGCGGATCCGCAAGCTCGACAAGAACTTCTCCCGTAACGCCAAGACCAAACGCATCATCGGCTTCTGGGGCTCTTACCCTTCCCAGCACCGCGTCTACGTCTCTCGCGCGCATACGGATCTGGTAGACGAGCTCGTAGCCTTCCCGAACGGAAAGACCGTCGATCTACTCGACGCCGCAGGCTATCTGCCGACCATCTGGAGCCCGCCGTCCGGCCAAGAGAAGAAGCGCAAGTTTCCGCCGGGCGTGACCCCCTTCGACATATCCGACGACGGCTGGGAAGATTTGACGCGCGGCCCCCCGGAAGACTACGGTTCGACAGGCTATGGCTAGACGCAGAAAATCCGATCCCATCGAAAACGCCGATCAGGCGTGGACTGACTCGACTAACGCTCGCGATCAGCCGCCCGAGAACGAAGCGCCTGATGGCGACAGGCTAAAGCCCGGCACCGGAACGCCGAAGCCCGCCATCCCCGTCTTTCTGAGTTCGACCGAGATCAAGTCTCTAGCGGAAGAATTCTCCGCCGAGATAGAGCTCCAGTACGCAAACCAGGCGGAGATGCAGCGCGATTGGGTCCGCTACCTCCAACTCTACCGCGCGAAGCCCAAGGGTGGCGTCAAGGACTACCCCCTCGCCCACTCCTCCAACGTCGTCGTCCGGATCATCGCCTCCTTCACGGACCAGATCGTGGCGAGAGCGATGCAAGGCATCTTCGGCCCGGAGCCCCACTGGCTCGTGCAAGAGCTCAACAAGAAATGGGCTCCGGTCTGCAAGCCCTACGAGCGCTATCTCGATTGGTCCCGGAAATTCATGTGGGACCAGCGAGAAGTAATTCATAACTACACGCTCGACTGCGTGAAGCTAGGTACCGCCATCGGCTACGACGACTTCGTTGACGAGCCGATGTTTCGCTACGACGACCAGGAGCACAAGACCGTAGAAACCGGCAGGAAGAAAGGCCCGAAGCCCATCTGGGTTCCCCGCGAAGATTTCCTGATCCCGACGGGCTTCCCCGATCTCCAGCTAGCCCCCTGGTGTGCCCACCGCGTCTGGTACTCCTGGGATCGCTTGGAGCGCTTGGCCTACCAGGGACTCATCCAGAACTTGGACGAGATCCGAGGGAGCAGCGACGAAGAAGACGAAGTGAAGATGGAGAGGCGGAAGAACCGCCTCGAGATGCAGGACTCCTCCGGCGATGATCGCTTCGGACTCTGGAGCCCCTGGTGGGTATGGTTCCGCCGCGACCTCGACCAGGACGGCTGGCCCGAAGAGTACGTGATGCTTCTCCATTCGGGACAGCGGGAAGTCCTGCGGCTGGTATCGAATCCGTCTCCCTCCGGGAAACGCCCCTACTTCACGAGCCCCTTCATCCGAGTCCAGGGTCAGTTCGACGGCATCGGCGTTCCGGAGCAGCTGGAATCCCTGCAAGACGAATCCTCGACCATCCACAACCAGCGCCGAGACAGAGCGCACCTAGCCAACATCGTCATGTACATCGCCAGAGCCGCAAGCGGCGTTCCGGACACGATCCGACCGGCGTCGGGGAAGGTCATCAAGACGACAGACCCGACCGACATCAAGGAGTTCCACCCGGCAACCAACGTCCCGATCGACATCCAGGAAGAAGACTTCGTGATGAAGCTCGCCGCCCAGTTCGTCGGCATGAACGATGTCGATATGGGCAAGGCCTCTTCGCCCGTAGGACGCGCGGCAGCGACGACGATCATGGCTCTCATGCAGGAAGGAGCCCGCCGCTTCGACCTGAACGTCGCTGGAATCCGCGCCGCCCTATCCGAGCAGGGCCACCAGATCACAGAGCTCTGGCAGATCTACGGGCTCCCCGACGCCGAAGAGGCAGGCAGCCCCGAGCAAGTTCTCGACGAGAACGAAGCGCAGCTGGTCCGGGCGCTCATCGAACAGCCCGCCAACCTACGCGGCCTCATCAATATCCAGCTGAACGTCTCGACCGCAGCCGTGAACCGCGAGGTGGAGAAGCAGTCGAACATGCAACTCTACCAGACCGTCCAGCAGTACATGATGCAGATGATCCAGCTGGCTCAGCCCCTGGCCAATCCGCAGGTGCCGCCGGAATTGAAGGCCGCGATGATCCATTGCATCAAGGGCCAGGACAAGCTCTTAGAGAAGATCTTCCAGTCGTTCAACGCGATGGACCTCGACACGGTTCTGGCCGGCGATCTCTTCGAGGAGATGGCGCAGCGCTCGATCCAGCAGGGCCAGATGATCCAGCAGGCTCAACAGCAAATGGGCATGATCCCCGGCGCGGCGCAGCAAGGTCCGCAACCGCAGCCGTCAACAGCTAACGGCAGGCCGCCCATCCAATGAGCGGCGAGTGGCGAAACCGCATGGAAGGGCCGATCGACTACAAGGCCCTCTGGAACCACTTCCGCGAGCGCCTGATCGAGATGGGAATAGACCAGGCTAACCGCTGTGCGGTGGAGGCAGACCTGGAAAAGGTCCGCGTCAGCCAAGGCGCTTTCCGCTTCTCGAGGGAAGCCATCGCCGAGATGGATAGGCTTCTAGAGGTGGCGCGCGGAGCGCTGAACCCCTCCTCTCCCGCCGACGATCAGTAGCTTCCGGCCTAGTGCTAACTCTTTTCTTAAGCACCATCTATTGACACGCGCCGCTGCTGTCCTTCAGTAGTGAGAGCGTGGCAATCGAGAAAGACCCGGCTCAACCCACCCGCGAACCGCAGAAACCGAAGGAGCCGGAGCCAATAGCAGCCGCCCCGGCTACCGACGCCGAGAAAGAGGCGCTGCGCGCGGAGTTGGCCCAGCACAAGCAAGCCATGAACGAGCTTGCTCAGATGGTTCAGGCCGGGCGCGTCAAGATTCTCGATCAGCCAGAAAAAAAGGAAGAACCCGAAGAAGACGATTCGGCGCTCGTGGACCGAAAGGAACTGAAGCGCCATTTCGAAGACCTAAAGAAGTCTGTTGCCGGTGCGGTCATCGAGACGACTGTCAGAGGGGCCAAGCAGATTCGCGATGCCAATATCGAGATTCTGAAGTCCCAAAACCCGAAACTTCAGAAGTACGAAGCCGAGGTAAAGTCGATTCTCGAACGGATGCCCGACCAGCAACAGGCTTCCCACCCCGATACCATCAAGCAGGTTCTCCGTGTCGTCCAGTCGAACCACCAGACGGACGAAGAGGCGGAGATCCGGCGCGAAGAGAGGGCCAAGTTCCGCCAAGAATTGGCCGCCAAGGGGATCGATCTCGACGAGGAAGAGGAATCCCCGCCGGACGATGAATTGGACCAGGACGAGCGCCAAGCTAAGGTAGGCCCGGCGCGGGGGGAGTCTCGAGCCCCGCGAGGGGCTGGAGGTGTCGCACCCTCCGGAGACGCCTCCGCGTCCAGATACTCGAGCCGTACCGCTCGCAGCGTCCCGCCGCTCTCCCGCGACGAGAAAGTCATCGCCGAACAGTTTGGTATCGAGTCAGCGGAAGAGTTCCGCAGGCTCTCCGATAAGAATTGGAAACCCGACACTACCGGCTTCCACGGGAAGACCAGGATCTAGCGCGTATGGGGATCGAGTTCGTAGCCGACGAGCGGGACCGCAAGACTGAGGGCATGCGCCAAGAGCGCAAGCGCTTGGCGAAGAAAGCCGAGACGCAGCCCGAAGAAGCCGCGGAAGAAATGAACTACCGCGAGCTCGAGATCAGCCGCACGGCGCTTCTGAACCCCGACCCGGAGAAGGCGTATCGCTTGGTGAATCGCGATGCCAAGGGCCGGATCGGCGTGCTCCGGGGCCTTGGCTACAAGATCGTCCCGGAAGACGCGAAGGTGAGACTCGTCACCGGAGAGAAGATCGACGGCGGGCAAGTCCACGGCGATCTCGTTCTCATGGAGACGCCGATAGAGAACTACGAGCGTCGCCGCTCCGCAAAGCGCCGTCGCTACGAAGACCAGACCGGACACGAGATGGAGGCGGCACGCGAGCGCATCAACAAGATTGCGCGCGACGGCCGCGCCGTTGGCCCGCACCAAGAAGCCGCTTTCGACGATACCGGCGAAAAATAGCTAGGAGATAGGCACATGGCGAAGACCGTCAGCGACGACATCATGCTCGAGAGCGCCTCCGAGGCCAATGCGCCTCCGTTCGGACTCGCCTTCGCCGAGGCCGCCTCGCAGACCTTCTTGAAGGGCTGGCTCGTGAACCTGGTCGCCGGCTACGTGACGGCCATCGCTTCCGATACGCCGGGAAACATTCTCGGCCTAGCGGAGCAGGACGCGCACAACCTCTCGGCTTCCGGCTCCCCGACGAACCCGGACCAGTCGATCAACGTGAGCTTGGCGAACGCCACGAACATCTTCAGCGCGAACGTCAAGGGCGCGTCGCTCGCCGACCACGTTCTCGTTCAAAGTGACATCGGCGTGACGATGGGCATCCAGCGCGACACCACGAACAACCGGATCTTCCTCGATGCATCCGTCAAGGCGGGTTCGAGCTGCCGCGTCTTCACGCTCCGAACCGCGCAGAATACCGACATCGGCGATACCAACGGGCGCGTCCTCTTCGTGTTCCTGCCGAACTTCGCGCAGTCGATGGGCACCAGCTGATCGGAGCCTCCGAGATCAACGTCCACTAGGACAGGAGAACTTTCATGGCGAGAATGCTCACGGTCAACAACCCCGACCTCTACAAGCCGGGGTTACGGAAGGTCTACCTGTCCGCAATCGCCGACGTGCCGCAGGAGGGCCGTCAGATCCTGAACGTGATTACCGGGAGCAATCCCGGCGGGCAGGCTGGCCGCCATTACTTCGACGATCTGCAAGTCGCGAGCTTTGGGCCGTTCATCGGGAAGCCCGAAGGCGAGCCGATCCAGTACGACCGCCTCCAGGAAGTCGGCACCGTCCGCTATACCCCGTACACGTTCGGCCTCGGCGCGAGAGCCACGCGGGAAGCGATGGACGACGAGCTCTACGGTGTGATGGCGAAGATCGCGCGAGAGCTCGGCGGCGCTGGCGCGTATGCCCGCGAGGTTCAGTACTTCAGGCCGATCAACTCGGGCTTCGGCACGACCGGCGGAACGGGCTTCACGGCTTCGGGCTTCGACTCGACAGCCCTCTTCTCGACCGCGCATCCCTTGAAGCGCGGCGGCACGAACGCCAACCGCGCAACGACCGACATGGATCTCGGCGTGACCGCTCTCGAGATCGCGCAGGAGCTCATGCAGACGACTCTCAGCGAGTCGGGAACGCCCGATCCGCGTCACGGGGAGGTGCTGGTCGTCGGGCCGTCCCTCTACTACACCGCCAAGGAGCTCACGTCGTCAGAGCTCAAGCCCTACACCGCGAACAACGAGATCAACCCCCTCTACGGCGAGCAGCAGTTCATCCAGGTCCACTACCTGTCGGACTCGGATTCCTGGTTCCTCTTCGCCAAGAAGGACAAGCACGACGTGAACTTCTGGGTCCGCCAGGACATCGATGTCGAGTTTGATTCCGACTTCGACACGGGCGATCTGAAGATCAAGGGAACGGCGCGTTGGGCGGTCGGACATGGCGATTGGCGTGGATGTTTCGGATCGCTCGGCGCATGAGCAAAATCAACTAGTTACGTAAATAGGGTGCCTATATGAAGAAGAAGAAGAGCGGCAAGATGGGCGGCAAGAAGAAGGCTCTGGTCGGCAAGCGCGACATGGGGAAGATGCCGAATTGGGACGGGAAGAAGCAGGGCCGTTCGAGCAAGAACAAGGGATTCGGTCCCTGCTGACG